TTTAAATAGATATTTAATATATCCCTGCACTTGTACCCACTACGTCTGGGAACGGGCACCACGTCTTGCCCACCTGTGCTTGTATGGACTTAATAGATAAATTAGATATCTCTCGAGAACGTCAAGATTTCCAAAAGCTGCTCAAAGATACTAAGTGGTCGGGAACAGTTGCAATCGAGGCAGGGTATTTGAGTTCTACGCCAACTCTAACTCTGTTGTCTGAGCAACCATCTGGTGAGAAGGAAATTTTCCTATCCCTAAAGTGGACTAGTTGGATACCACAACCAGTAGGCCACTTGCTGCTACCTGGAGAGTGGTCTGTTACAGACGTTGAGATTGACGGTCCTCTAGTTGAAGCAGCTTGCCGATTGAACGCTGTTTATTCCGCTTCTGAGACGCTATTTTCTAGTGCGAGCACCTCTTCCGCATCTACTACGCAAGAGTCCGCTCAGCTTGCGCAACTCACTCAGACCAACAAGACTCTAGAGACGGATTTGGCATTACTGCGACAAAAGGAGAAAGAATTGCAGGACGCTCTGAAAACCTTACAACAGCAAAATCTCGACCTTGTTACGCGCATTTCACAGTTCACAAACGCGACATCAAAACCAAGCAAATCTTCGCCGTTTGAGAAAAAGAAGACAGTACTTCCTCCACGACCTTGGGATGGCCAATTCGACTTTAGCACATTCAAACCGTGGGCCTCCGATCCCCCAGCAGGACAAATCAGTAACCGAAGCGATCAACAAGCTCCACGACGATCTCATCGCCGGGAAGATTGCTAGTGCTAGGGCAGCTGGATTTGGGTGCATGGTTCTGGCTAGAGCTGAGGCCGGAAAAGCTGTCCACACGCGACTTTTCCAAGATGAACTGCAAAAGGGGCTAGCAAAGCGATGGAACGACATCAAGGCCACCTTTGGATATTCCAAGGACCATGCTTCACTCTATTTTCACTTGCATGGGGTGCTATTTATGGTGGTTCCTCATTTGGGACCATCATCTTCTGGCACTTTAACTATTGAATTAAACTGCAGTAATGACATTTTAAACCCCACAGTTGCGAGCAAGTCCCTGGATCTAAAACTGGGGCCTCAAGCGGTTTTTATGGCGCCAGATTTTACAATTCCGTTTACCATTGATCAGACTTTCTTCTATTATTCTATTCGGGTGTCGGAAACCACTGCTACCATACCCTGCTCGGTTATGGCTTTCTGGAAACAATCAATAGATAGAAAGACAGCTTGCTACGATCCCCAACAGACCAGATCTTGGTTTGTTAAGCGCCTGGCCTCTAGAGGCATGTTGAAATCAAAAGCTCAAGCTGAAGCTCTTATAGCCGCTAGCTATGGCACTAGTGAACCTGTGCCTAAACTCGAAAGCCCTATTGGGAATGGTCCACTCCAGATCAAAGAGTCTCAAGAGGAAGAACCTGTTGCTACTAACGTCGTGAGTGTTTCTACAGGAAGAAATGGTAGCATTCTTTTGCCAGACGCCAGGAGCTCTTCTATGAGAGTTCAACCACACTTCAATAGTGTCGAGGACGGTAGCCTATCCCGTAGCAACACTTTTGACTTTAGGGAAAAACAACCTGAGAGGCGAAACATAAATAATTTCTTTTCTGGTATGATTGCTCAATCTGGGGAACCCTCCAAAACAACTGTTGCTGCTGAAGTGATAAACATGCCTATCCGCTCTGGCGGGGGAGTGAGCGTGGAAGGAAAAGATTTCGGTGCTATGGCAACCCACTCATCTCAAGCTTTCTCCAATTCTGGCCTGGGTTTCTCATCAGAGATGTTTGATTTCACTTTTGGACAAGAAGATTTGGAGACTCTCGATCTTGTGCTTGAACAACCTGCTATTGTCTCTAGTAACGCACCTTTTATTGCTGCCAAGAAAGTTTTTAAGTGGCGGGTTATGGATCATGCGACAAAGGAGGTCTGCTCCATCTTGCTGCCGCAGCACCTCAATACCAAAGAATCCAACTTCACGATAGGGCCGAATATGCTTGCCTACTTTGATGCGGCTATCATTGAATTCAGTGCTTACGTAGTCGCTCCACAGACTGTTGGAGCCAATGGCGAGCTCTTGCTATTATGGGATGAAGGAAACTTCCTCGATGGATCTGTTGATAAAAATCAGGCCACTTTGTTGGGTTACCCTTCCATCAGGATATCTGCTTTTACCATGGCCCAAGAAGGGAATCGGAAGGCTCTAACTTTCACTCCGAAAGGACTTGGAACGTTCTTACCGTTGGATGCTGGTCACGAGGGAGCTGAAATCGGAACTCTGAGAGTTTTTGTTAATTTCCCTCTTCGCGTTGGTTCCACGGTGCAGGAATTTGAATGCTCCCTGTACGTGTATGCTAAGGTTCTTTCCACTAATATTATGCAACCCCCCCGGATGATAGCCCAGACCCGAACTGGTATGAGGCCAACTAGTGCATTCTTTCCTGTCATACCTGTGAATCAGTTGCTTCTTTCTACTATGTGGGATTCCACTATGAGTGAGGGTAAGGGCTTTCTACTGACTTTTTCGCCGTCTAGCGTGTTTATGAAACAGGATATTTATCAGCCCTCATCTCTTTGCAATTTGGCGGCTAACTGCCACTGGTGGACTGGAGACTGTGTCTTTGAATTGCATGTGAATAAAACTGCTTATCATTCCGGGGTTTTAGTTGCAGGCTTTGGCTCCATCAACAGTGTTATAAAAGAGCCCAAGGAAATATTCAGCTTGACCCATGCAGTTTGCAACATTAATAAAGCTCAAACTTTTACAATACGGGTTCGGTTCGAGAGCTGGAACGGAAAGAATTTCTTGTCCGCTGGTAGGAAAGAATCTTTACCACGACCAGATCATAAAGTTAGACAGAGAATATACTTGGCTGTGAGTGAAGCTCTCCAATCTACTCTTCCTGGTCTCAAGTCTGTCGGAGTAACTTTGGTGTTGAAGTCTATTGAAAACTGTGAAATTGGTGGGTCCGTGCCCATGAAGCCCATTTTTGGGCATGTGGCAGGAGGTTCAAGTGGGAAGGATTTCTTTTTCTCCGAGACTTCACGATTTGACACTACTCAGAACCCTGTTACTAAAGATCTTCAACCAGCCTGTGAAGACAAGATTCTTCCTCCCAACCCAGCCAAAACACTGATGACTGCACAGGTTCTTGTACCACTGCGGGAAAAATTTACCTACTACGTTCCGCAGTATATTTGGAGATCTAGTGAAGCGGGGCGGGTTCTCGTTTTGCCTTGCGCCCCCTGGTCCTGTTCCTTTAAGAAAGAAGAGCCTGTGCAAGCAGTCATAACAAATCCGTGGGTAGGACTATGTTCTAACTTTGTTTATTGGCGAGGCTCTATAGCTTACAGACTTATATTTTACAAGAAGGAGGACTTCTTTGGCAGTTCCTTGGTTCAAGTTCTTCTCGAAAGCACTGGTTTCCCCAAAGAGCCTGGCTTGTATGCTGGTTCTGAACCTCTTTCTACAGGAGGGGGACTCAGCTGGTCATTTAATCTTGGTCCAAATCAGAGCGTTTTTGACTTCATTGTTGAGGATGATGAGTACTTCGCTCGGCGTTATACCAGACTGAGGGAACTAAAGTCAGCTGCCTCCAGAATGTCCACCTTGAGTGATAGGCACGGCAATCTTGTGTTTTATTTACCTCCTCCTGAAGCTTACTACACAGCCGAACTGCATGTCGCTGCAGGTCCTGATATGAATTTTTCTGTTTCTCATCCCCCAGTGGCAACAACAAAGAAGTCCTCTGGCCCTATGGAAGGAAATGTCTATGAGCTTCTCCCCGCAAGCACGGGCGTATACACAGAGGTTACCAAATGAGTGTGTTTGCTTTTCTCCTGAGCTTTTGGGGCCTCCTGCTTCTTTTCTGTTTTGGCTTTCTGTGCTTGGTTGCTTTTGTCCAGCCTTTCATGGGGAGGCTTCAAGCTCTCTTGAGTGCACATAGGGCTACGTCCCCTAGACCCCTCACCAGAGTTGCTTCCCCTTCTTCACCTTCTTCATCTTTGCGCCTTCCTGGGTCTTCCTTCTTTTCTCGTGAACGTCCAGTATCGTCTGTTCACAGGTCCCTAGTTTCTAGAGCTCGCAATAATAATAATAATAATAATATTTTAGGTCGACAAGATTAGTTATATGCTCACTCAAGTTTAATATGCTAGTCGGTGTCTATGGAATGGTTGCTTCGCCTTTGTCGAGGAAGTCCCTGCTCATATGGATCATGGTAAGCTTCCTAGGGTTGGACCTTGTTTTTGTCGCGGTTTGCCGTGTTTTCTTGGTTCTTTCCTTAGGAGTTCTAGTCTTGTTGGTGTTGCTACGCCCAAGCCCTCAGGATGATGAACCTTGTGTTATTCATGGTGGTTTGTGAGTGGATCCCTCTTTCTTGAGATGGTGAGTCGATTAGTTCCAGCCCTTCAGTTGGGGCTCTCTCTGTGTTTTCTTTTTCGTTGTTCTGTGTAAGTGTTGATACGCCCATACTTGCAAGAGTGATGCAAAAGAAGCATATTTGAGGGCTTGGTTGTGATGATTGAGCGAGTTGTTACGTCCATAGCTCTTTCACAGCTTCCAGGGCCAACTCGAGAAGGGACTATCTAGGTTTTATCCTCGTATGGTTGGGTTGTAACTCTTTGAATGCTGTGCGATGGGGCTCAGCTGTACCCGGCAACATTAAGAGGTACAATCTTACTTTCTGTTATATTTGTATAAGAGTTCTTATGCAATATCTC